TCAGTTTGTGCTGTATTTTCAGTTTCTAATTTATAACCTTTATCTTTAACAAAAGCAATTGGATTAGCACCCATAGTATTTAAATCTTTTATTTCTTCATCATTAAAATTATATTCTAATGAACCAACACCAAATATTCTACCGTTAGGAAATCCTATAGCAATTGTATATGGGTAAGTACCAGTAACTCTTGAAATATTTTTTCTCATATAAGTATTAGCTACAAATGCAGCAGGTGGCATACTTAAAGGTCTACCATTGTCATCAATTGTTATATAAGGTGTAAAGTAACCTACACATGATTGACCATCACCTTGAGCAAAACTATAAAGGAATGCTGGATTATTTTCTAAATTACCACCAGTTTTAAGATACTTAGTTATAAGTTCATTACTAGAATTAACAAATGAAGGAGAAGACGAAGCTTTAAATTGTTTAATTGAAGGCATATTTAAGAAACCTATACAATTTCTTCTAGCTCCACAAATATCTGCTAATTCTTGTTTAGAATTAGAAGTTAAACCTAAACCTAAAGAATCTATTAAATATCTCCAAGCAAAAGTATTTTTATTTGTAATAGCATTATACAAAGCTGTTGATTTTTGTATAGGTGCTAAAAGTGTAGTTAATTTTGCATCTGAACCGTCAGGTAAAGATGAAGATTTAACAATAAACGGATTTAAAGTTATAGCTTTATAAGTATCAACATAATCTTCAATAAATGTATATCTAGTTGTTTGATAATCTGTAGTTCCATATAATTTAACATCAATTTTTGCATCTGTAGTTAATTCATAATAATTAACATTGTTACTAACATTACCAGACCAAGGTTTTTTTGTTAAAATTCTTGTAAACATTTTAGGAACTTCATTAATTTCAAGTAAATTAAAATCAACATAAGCTGATAAAAAATCTCCTATTTTAACTTCAGGGTATCTAGTTCCATCTACAAGTATTTTATTATCAGTTATAACATAACCTGTAGGTGTTTCAACTTCTAATGATTGTTCATAAGAACCTTCACCAGAGTAAATATAAATATCGCTATTTGTTGTTATTTGACCACCTGTTAAAGTTTTAGGTGAAGTAAAAGCTAAATCATTATAAAATTTAACAGTTAAATTACCTGAGATTATATACATTTGTAAATATATTTTATCACTATAATTATAAATTTTAACATTTTCACTATTTAAAACTTCAGTAGCATTTTCATTTAATTTATAAGCTGTTTCTGATGTTAATGATAAACCTGTTACTGTTGTTGCTCCATCTGTTAATGAAGTATAAACTCCATTATTAATAGAATGTTCTTGAATCCAGAATTTAAAACCTGTTTCATAAAGAACATTAACTGAAGCTGTTGGTATTACTAAATAGTCAAAACCATCAACAAGGTTACTCATAAATTTAACACTAGTATTAGCAATTTTTACATAAGAATAATCACCAGTTTTAATTGAACCATCATAATATTTTTTATAAATACTAGAATATTTAGAAGCTATACCATAGCCAGATGTTGGTACACCACTTGTTGTCATAACACCATTAGCACCCATATAAAATTCATTGTCAGCTTTATATATAATAACACCCGTTGAAGCAGCTGTTCCTATTGTTGAACCTGTTATTTTAATACTTAAATTTTTATCAGCTGATGAAACTATAGAGTTATCTATCCACAAAGCTGTTGATAAACTTCTTGAAACACCTGCTACATCTATTATTATACCTTGTACTAAATCTTTACTAGCAACAATATAATCAAATATTTGTTTTCTTCTATAAGCAGCATAACTAGATTTAATAACGTTAGCAGTTGAAGTAAATGTAATATTAATTTCATCAACAGGTGAAGCGTTAATAGTATAATCAACACCACCATTTACTAAATTTACAAACCCTGTAGAATTCACTGCTATAGGAGTATAAGTTTGATTAAAAGCTCCAGCACCTTGAGGACCTTCAGATAAAACATAACCTAATACAATAGCATTTGAAGGATAAGATGAAGGTAAAATTAAACCTGCAACAGTATAAGCTAATACATTACCAGAAGTAGCAGATACAATTGGACCTTCTAAAGAGTTTATTGTACCAGTAGAATCAATATAAAATACTGTAACTTTATAATTAGATTCACTAACCGTAGCACTTCTAGTTATAGCTTGTATATTAAGTGAAGATGTTGTTAATGATAATGTATTATTTCCAATTACAGCATAACCACTAGTAGATGTATATGTAACTGTAGCATTAGCTGTAGTTAAAGCATCAATTGCAGTTTGATTAACAACTAAACCTGAAACATTTCCATTAGAATAAGCTGTAGTTTTTGTGTTTATTGTACCAAATCCATTTACATTACCTGCTGTATCTAAAGATGTAGTTTCAAATAATGTAGTATCTATTATAGAATCAGAATATGATAAAAAAGATATTTCTTCTTTTATTATTGGTGCAATTACTCTATTTTTTAAATATAATAAAGTTGAACCTGTTAAATCAATTAAACCATTAGGTAAATCAGTTTCTAATTTATCTACATCGAAAGCACAATATAAACCTGTTTTATCAGTTTTACTATTGATAACATTTTCAATAAAAATATTAGTTTTATTAGTATCTTTAAAATATGGAATTAATGATGTAGTTTCATCTTGTAAAACGTTTACACCTTTATCATTAATAAAATCATTTACTTTAGATTTTCTTAATCCTGTACCATTAAAAAAAGTTCCCCATTTAAGGTCATTAGATAATGAAATATAGTTTGACCAATCACCAGATACAACAACAACTCTAACTAAATAATCTGATATTAAATCAGTTTTATTCATCCATGTTGGTACTTTATCAATACTACCGTACCAAACTTCAGCTGTTACATTATAACCTGTTATATCAGATTTAAAAATAAATACTGATATTTTTTTATCACTCATATTTGTGATGTGAAATATTTTATCTACTTGATTAGCTAAATTAATAAAGTTGTCAGTATCTCTTTTCCAGAAACCTGATTTATTAAAAAAATTATCATATTCACTACTTAATGTTGAACCATTATTTATTTGTGGTGCTAAAGATAATGAAACATAATCTAACTTATCTGAATTATTAGTTGACAATAAAGATAAACCCCAAACTGGGCCTGACGCTAAAGCTTCTTTTAAAGTTCTATGAAAAAAAGAACCTTTTTTTTCTAATGAACGGTCTATAGGACCATAATATGTATCTACATCAGGTGGACTAGTTAGTAATATAGGTGAATTAAATTTTCCTTTTTTAGAAAAACCTAATACAAAATTTACAATACCTTCTTGTACTGGTGGTGGTGTGATTACTGAGTTGTCTGAATCTACGATATAAACACCTGGTTTTTCAGTATATTTATTTATGTCAAAATTTTCCATTTTTTTAATTTAATATTAATTAATTTATTTTTATATATTTTTTAAAATTGTGAAGTATTTTGAAATTTCTATTATTTGTATATAACATTTTAAATAATATATACATAATAAGTAATCATGATTACAAAATTAAAAATATTTAAAGAAAACAATATTCTAGTACCTAGAAATTTAGAAGGCAGAGAAGATAAATATAAACAACAGCAAACTAGACAATTTCAACAAGAAATAATTACAGGTGATATAACTATAGATAAAGATTTTTATCATGATTTTACTAATATTAAATGTAAAAAAATTATTGGTAATGTTGATATTTTTATTAATAAAATTCCTTTATGGTTTAAAGATATTAAAATTGATGGTAGTTTTTATTGTGCATTTAATATTTTAACAACATTAGAAGGGTGTCCAGAAATTGTTAAAGGTAATTTTAGTTGTTCAAATAATAATTATTTAACAACATTACAAGGTTGTCCAAAATATGTAAGTGGATATTTTTATTGTCGTAATAATAAAGTTAAATTTACAGAAGAAGATGTCAAAAAATTATGTAATGTTAAAGGTGTAATATATGTAATGTAATAAATTATGATAACAAAATTAAAAATATTTAAAGGTAAAATAATTAATCATTTTTAGTTTATTGAAAATCTAAAAACAACTTCATCTAAATTAAAAATAGCGGAAGATTGAACGTACGATGTCCATCCCAATGTTATTGGGACCTGATGTTTAGCAAACATAGTCTAGTCCTCCTAGATTAATCTTCCATTTATTATATTGTATTCTTACTAGGATTCAAACCTAGACCAATGGGGTCGAAACCCATCATACTATTCATTATACTATAAGAATATATTAAACTTGAACCCCCACTGAGACTCGAACTCAGAATTTCAGTTTCCAATTACAGTTAACCGTTTAGAAGACGGTACTGACTACAGGGGCCGTTTATAAATAAAAAAACTTCAATATGTTTAGTATTGAAGTTTTAGAATATTTTTATTAAATTTAAAACATAACAATACATTTAGATTTACATCTACTATTACTAGGGCGTCTAAATATGTTATTTTTATTGTTCATTTTTATTATATATTAATGTTTATATATTGTTTTATGTTTGCAAAGATAATACTTTTATTTGTAATATTATAATTTATTTTAAAAGAAATTAAAAACATCTTCACCTAAATTTTCATTAGATGGTGTATCTATTACTGTATCTTTTTCTAAATCTTTAATTTTTACTAAATTACTTAATGGTATTAAAGATAATTCTAAATGTGTTAAAGCTTTATGGAAAGCATCTTTAGCTTTTTGTATTTCATCATTATTATTAGATTTATTTTCATATTCTGATAATAAGTCTATAATTGTTTTAGTGTAGTTATAATTATCTACTTTTGTGTTTGTGTTTGTCATATTAATATTTTATATTGTTTTTAATTGTAAAAAGTTTCATTATTTCATGAGCATGATTTCTTAAATCATCAAGTGACCCATTATTATTCACTATATAATCCCATCCTGTAAAATCATCAAGGTCAATTTCTGATACATGATTTAAATCTCTTTTTGAATTTTCTCTTGTTTTCTTTGGGTCACCTTCAATTCTAACTAAAAAAGATTTATTATCAATACAAGATTGTAATTCATTCTTAAATCTTAAATCTGAAATCAACCAATTAGAATAATCATCATTTCTAAAAGTATTAATAGAATAATCACACATTAAAGATTTAACCCATATATTACTATCAATTTCTTTCATTTTAGTACCTACTGATTGTAGCATTTGTCCTAATGTCATATTATATTCATCAATAAAAATATTTTTACCTTCTTGTGAATATAAAAATCTAATAGGCATTCCAGTAATATCTGAAACTATTCGTTTTAATTTATCAGCAAAAGCTTTAGTTTGAAATAAATATTGTGGGTATTCTGTTGTAATTATTTTACACAGTTCATTTTTACCACTACCAAGTTTACCTGAACATGCCAATATCATACAGTAATAAACCTCCAGTTTATTTTATTTTTTATTATATTCATATCTATTATTATTAATTTATAACTAAAAAGTTTAATATATTATCACTTATTCTATTTGGATATATAATTATATCAGAATTTTTTATATTAAAATTTAAATCTTTTAAAGAATATATATCAAAAACATTTTGAATACATTCTTTAAGATTAGCATCATTTAATACTACATCCCATTCTAATTCAAGTTTATCTTGTAAAGTATAAACAAGTTCATTCAATAATATATTAGGACTTATATTGTAATTTTTTAATATTTTTTTATTATTATTGTTATTTGTTACTAACAAGTTAAAATATATTATAACTGCTTTTATAATACCTGTTGGATAATTATTCATAATTATTTTATAAAAATAATCATAAAAGTTTTTTAATTATAATATTTATACTTATCTTTGTACTTTAATTAGTATAAAAATTTATGACACATACAAATAATTTAACTACCACTTTATTCAAAATTGATAACACTGGTAACACAAGACAATGGACAATCAGAGTAGAAGATTTAGGTGAATATTCTACTTTAACTGTTAACTCAGGAATTGTAAATGGTAAATTTGTTGAACAAATAACAAAAATAACAAATGGTTTAAATATAGGTAAATCAAATGAAACTACAATGTTTGAACAAGCTCAAATGAATATGCAATCTGAAATTAATTCAAAATTAAAGACAGGTTATGTAGAAGATTTAAAAGATTTTAAAGGTGTAGGAGTAAAAGAATCTGGTTGTCCTCAAGTTATGTTAGCTAAAACTTATGACCCTAATAAAAAACAATCAGGTTCAAAAGATTTGAAAGGATATAAATTAGAAGGTGTAAGAATTGGTATACAACATAAGTTTGATGGAGTTCGTAGGTTATCACATTATATCAACGGTCAAGTTACTATGTATACACGTTCAGGTGATATTAGTAGTACTTTACCTCATATTGAAATGCAACTAATAGAAAAATGTAAATTTCATAATTATAATGATATTTGGTTTGATGGTGAAGCTTTTACAAATAAAGTATCATTTAATAAAGTAAATGGAATAACACGTAAAGGTGCTAAAACTTTAGAAGATAAAATTAATACTTTATTAATTGATTATCATATTTATGATGTAATTTCAACTGACAGTTATCAAGTAAGAAGTGAAATTATAAAAAATTTATCACATGATAATATTATTCCAGTAGAAACTGAATATATTATAGCTTCAACTGAGCTTTTAAAATCTAAATTTGAAGAATATATTGCTTTAGGTCATGAAGGTTTAATGATTAGACAATTAGATGTACCTTATGAACATAAAAGAAGTTTATACTTATTAAAATATAAAGCTTTTGATGATTCTGAATTTATATGTATAGATATTAATCCTACATCTGACAATGAAAATAAAGCAGGTGCGATGTTGGTACATTTTCCTAATCAACCAGAAATTCAGTTTAAAGCTACTATTGTAGATACTGATGATAATTGTTTAGATATATTTGCTAATAAACATATTTATATTGGGCAAAAAGTTACTGTAAATTATTTTGGACTATCTGAATATGGTATTCCTAGGTTTCCTAGAGTTAAAGGTTTAAGATTAAATCAATAATAAATATGAATTATACTGTAATTGATGTTACTAAAGAATTACCTAATAAAAGTGGTAAATATATAGTTTTTACTAAATCTATAATGAGTAGTAATAAATTTGAAACTACTTTTAAAATTAATAATGAAAACCCTAAAAATCGTGGTGTTTTTAATGTTAGTGGCCAAGTTGTAACACATTGGCTAAAAGAAATATAATAGTTGAATAAATGTATAACAAAATATTGTAAAAGAAAAAAGAAAAAATATTCAAATGAATGTTCCACTTGTATTTCTAGAAACTATAGAAAACTTCATCCTATAAAATATTCTTATCAATCATTTAAAGATAATGCTAAAAGAAGAGGTAAAGAATTTTTAGTTACTTATGAACAATATGTAGAATTTGGTCATAAACATCGTTTATTTCGACCTGATGGTACTCGTTATACTAATATGACTATAGATAGACTTGATTGTACAAAAGGTTATTACGTTGAGAATATGCAAGTTTTAACTTTAGTTGAAAATTCTAGAAAAAGATATGTTGAATATTTTAATATTGAAAATTATCAGAAAATGAAATATTAAAACTTAAATTATATGAAGAACAATTAAACAATGATATTAAAAAGCGTATTCAAAATCAATTTGAAAATGAACAAGATTATAATACTTTAGATTTACCTTTTTAATTATTTACAACAATTGTTGATAATCATAAATAAATTTTTTAGAACATTCATTTTTAATATTTTCAACGTTTAAATCATATACATTTTGTAAATATGATTTAATAGTATTTTCACTAGCTGTAGTAAATTTATTTCTACTTTTAGAAATTTTTGTTATTATTTTTTCTTCATTTTCCATATCCCATGGATAATCTAAAAATGTGAATAATTTAGATTTAAATATATCTTCTGTTTGTGCTTCATTAACATTTGATGTATTATTTTTAGCTGTATTTAAAGATGTAATATAATTATTAATTTTTAATGCAGCTTCTTCTAATGTTTTAACTTTAGTTTTTCTAAATGTTATACCATATTTTCTTTTCATTCCACCTGAAAATTGTTCTAATTCTCCAGTATTACTTAACATTAATCTAAAATAATCTGAATTTTCTAAATATCCATAAGTCCAATCAGCTTTAGAGTCAAGAGACACTAAAACATATAAATCACTATTTCCCAACTGTCCAGTATCCACTTTAACATAAGGTGCAGTTATTAACGATTGTAAAACTAAAGCATTTTCTACTGTAGTTTCAATTATTATAGGTTTTTTAGCATTTCCAAAATTTCTAAGATAATCACTTTCATTTATTTTATTTTCATTAATTCTTTTAAATTCTTTTAAATTAGTAATAAATACAGTTTTTTCTTTTATAATATCAGCTCTATTTATAATATAAGTTTTAGCATATCCTAAAGTTTTAGCTTCATCTAAAGATTTTTTAAATGTTTTAGCTTCCTCTTCACTATTAAATTGTTTAGCTAAACTCATATTTTCAGTAAATGATGCTTTTTTTGTACTATCATCAAATATTAAATATTTATTTTTACTATCATTTGTGATGTAACATATTTCATTTATTTTACTTTCTTTTATTAATTTATTTTTAGCTGTAACTAAAGCTTTTATAGTTTCAGCATTATGAATTTTATCATTATAAGTAACTCTAACCATTGTTGCAGTAACTGCATTAATTCTAAGTATACCTTTAGTACCTTCAATTTTAGGTATTAATTCAAAGGCGTTAGGTGTATCTAATTCAATATTAAGTTTTTCTGTTAATTTAATTGTATTTTGTTGTTTCATATTTAATTATATATTTTAATTATTTTATACTATCTTTGTACCATATAAAATGAATAAACATAAAATATATTCTAATCTTGCTGTTGATGTATCGTTATTATCAAAATGTGTAAAATATAAAGTTGGTACTGTTATTGTAAAAAATAATAAGATAATATCAACAGGAACAAATGGTACAAGTAAAGGCAATATTAATTGCTGTGATTGTTTTACACAGGAACAAATGCAAATTGATGAATATAGAAAAAAACATACTATGTTTGCAGAGTTGTATGAAATACATAGTGAAATGAATGCAATTTTAAATGCTAAGCCAGATGAATTAAATAATGCAGTGTTATATTGTAGTATGATACCTTGTTTTAATTGTTTAAAACATATAATACATGTAGGTATTAAAGAAATTTATTATGTTGATACTCATTATAAATATGAAAATAATATAAATTATATTGAGGTAATTAAAAATTCTAAAATTTTGTTAAATAAAATAAAAATAGATTAAATATTTAATAAACACTACTACCATCTAATTTTTTCTTATCTGTAGGTTTACCATATAAAATAGGTTCGTTGTCTAAATTATTAATAATAGGTACAACATTATAATCTAAATTACTATTATCTATATTATTAATAGGAATACGTGTTACAGAATCGCTTACTTTATCTTTATCTGTTAATATTTTCTCAGTTCTAAGTATATCTGGATATAAATTAGTATCTTCTAAATTTTGTTTAGGTGTAGATATAGGGTATAAAGGTTCATTAAAATCTGCAGGTATGTTACTCATATTATAATTATATATTTAAAATAAATTTTTTTATTTTAATTTTTTTATTTATCTTTGCAACATGAATATTTTAACTAACCCACAAAAATTTATTGATTTTTGTTACAATGAACATGATGTTACATGTAATCAAAAATATAATAAAACTTTACCTTATTCTTTTCACTTAAAAGCTGTAGAAGCTCAAGCTAAAAGATATTTACATTTATTTGATAATCATCCTAACAGTTACACTAAATCTCATATATTTATGGCTTGTGCTGGACATGATACATTAGAAGATTGTCACACTTTAACTTATAATGATATATTATCAATGACAAGTGATTTGGTCGCAGATATTATTTATGCTTGTACTGAACTTCGTGGTCATAATAGAGGTGAAAGACATGGCATAGAATATTTTGAAACACTTAAACATAATAAATTAGCTATATTTGTTAAATTATGTGATATTATGGCTAATGTTACAATGTCAATGTTAACTAATTCTAAAATGTATAAAACATATCAAAATGAATTTGCTCATTTAAAAAGTGAGTTATATTGTGATGAATATAAAATTATGTTTGATGATTTAGAAAATTTATTGAATATTTATAAATAACCTGAAATTAATTCAGCGTTTTGTCTAATATATTCAATTTCTTGAACAGTTAAATCTTTTTTATCTCTAATATAGTTAACAACCATTAATCCTATAGTTTTATCATTCAAATCATTAATAGGATAAATATATACAGATTCTACACCATCATGACTATAAATATCTCTTAAATTATCATTACTAACTTTAGCTATATCAGGTATTGCTATTATACTATTTTGAATATAAGCTTTTGCAAAATTATTAAAATTTGATAATAGTAATCCTTGATATTTAGTTTCTTCATGTGATATACCAGGTCTACAAATTTCATAAGACATTGTAAATCTTTGCATTGACCTTCCAGAATAAAATTTACCACCGTTATGAAATTCTAGTATGTAAATTCTATCTGAATTAACTTTATCCATAATTTCTGTTATTTTATTTAAAATAGCTTCATCATTTGTAAATGAATCTATTACAACGTTAGTTTTTTTTATTTTGTCTTTATCATATTTATTTTTTAAATACATAGATAATAAAGTACCAGATGCTGTTATAACAGCAACAACTATTTCAGAGGGAATTAACATTAATTTTTAAAATATACTTTATTTTATATATTTTTTTACTATATAAAGAAAATAGTAAATTTATAAAATATATTAATTAAATAAAGCTTTAACTTCGTTTCCAAGTAGTTTGACATGAACTACACCAATATCTCTAAGTTCTCCTTTAATTATATAAAAATTAACATTGTATGAACTAGGACTTAATTCTGGTATATAAGTTTTTATTTGGTTCATTACTTCAACTTTTATTTTATCAGCAGAAATATTAGAAGACCATAAATTTAATTCTATATCTGCACCAAAATTAGAATCACCAAAAACTTCACCTTTATTTGTAAAAAGTATCATTTCTATTTTATCTATAATAGTGTCAAGATTTTCATCAACTATAATTCTATTTTCTTGAAATTTAGGGTGGCCTTTATATTTTATGTAAAAATTAGATATATCTTTCATTATATTTATTTATATATATATTACCTTTAACTTTACATATTTTTTTTACATCTTCGGGTGTAAATTGAACTTTATTATACCAACATACTAAACTAACACCAACATATTTAGGA